TTTAATACATGGTATTTTTCCTTTACCTACAAGATGATCTATCGGCCACCACTTAAACGGATCAATAATAAAAAATAAACCAAATAAAAGAGTAGTAATCATTGTAGCATATATCATTTTTTTAACCATTATAAATTCCAACCAAGACCTATTCTAAAACTATCAATTGTAGAATGTCCATCATAATCATCTCTTTCGTCTAAATTAATTCCCATATGCATACGAAGTTGATCAGGTGTTAAAATTTGTGAACTAGTTCTACTAGGTCTTTCAGAAGCACATCCAACAAACACTAGCATCATTAATACTGCTATAAATTTCATTCCTCTTTCTCCTCTTTTTTTATTGTCTTACTACTATATCCATCCTTATACCAACCGCCACCTTTCAACTGAAAAGAAGATAAATCGAGTATTCGACTACATGACTCTTTACATTGAGGACATATCAACTTAACATCTCTTTGTTTTATACTTCTCATATTTTCATAAACTTCATCACATTGTTCACAATGATAACTATATAAAGGCATTATTTTAATTCCGAATAATTTGGTGGGAAAAATACATTATGTTTCAAATTTATTTGATTCAATGTAATCTTCCCATCTTTTTTTAATATTTTAAACTTGGGTTCATCATTGGGCATTAATGCCATCAAATTATATATTGTAATATCTTTTCCATTCATTTCTAAAATAATGTCCCCTTTATGAATACTCCATCTTCTAAAGGCACTCAACTTTCTAACATCTGTTATTATAAAATCACCATTAGAATTTTCTATTACTGTAATTTTTAAATTACTTAAATATATTGGTGCGAAATCCATAACAACTCTATTCGGCCATGCATATGCATATGAATTAAATGCTAACAACAATATGATAATTAAATATTTCATTCTCTGGTTACCTGTGTGAAGTTTTTAACTTTTTCTACTATTAACTTAATTACTTTCCCCGATTAAAACATCTTCGTACAATATACACTCTAATAATAGATGTAACAGTCAATATCATTACTATCTGAACATTCTGAAATAAAGTAATCTCTATATCATACAAAGGAAAAATTAACAACTGTACAGCAAGAGCCACAAAGAAACCAGATATAACTGTGGTAAACGATTCTATCAAACTCTGAAATTTACTCTGTTTCATTCTTGTGTTACCTGTGTAAAGTTTTTAACTTTTTCTACTATTAACTTATCTGGAAACTTATCATCAAGTATATCCAACTTATGTGATATGATAAATAAATTAGTGTTCTTCAATATGTTAAACAACTTCATCAAATCATCCACACCAGCTTGGTCTAAGCTCGCATCAAACACTTCATCTAATATAAGAAGATTCACATTAACAGAATTTCTCATAGATGCTATATCTCGCCATGTCAATAACAAAGCTATATCAATACGTTTTTTCTCTCCTTCTGAAAAAGAATAATAAGAAAACTGATCCCTATGTCTGCTCTTAATGGTTTCTTGAAAATTCTCATCCAATTGAAAATTCACAAAGAAATCCATATCCTTAAGATAATCATTTACATGCTTATTAATAACTGGTAAATACTTCTTAATAATTCGTGTTTTGATACCAGTATCATTCAATATATTACTCAATACATCATAATAAAATTTCTGTTCTACATATTGAAACCTTGTAGATTTAGAATCTTCAAATTCCTTATGCAATACATTCATAGATTCTTTTTTAATCTCAACTTGAAAAGATTCTAAATCAGAACTTAACTTATGTATAAAAGAATTATGAGCCTGAATATTACTTAACTTTTGTACTACCTGTGTTTCTTCTTTTTGTATCTTTTGAGTACACTTGGATATCTCTCCTAACCTATTATATACTTTTGTGACTTCCTTTTCAATCTGACCCAGACCATAATTCATTTCATCAATACCCTTGTCAACTTCTTTCAACTTACCCTCTTTAAATTCTTCATCAATATCCTGCTCACAAGTTGGACAGTTTTCTTTATCCTCAAAGAACTTTTTATCTCTGGTAAACTTTCTCAGGTTCTTTGCTATCTGTGAACGATAATTATCCAGCTCTTGGTTTTTCTTTTCAACGGAAGTCTTATCTTTAATAGACTTGAAAAGTATATCAACTGTTTTCTGATGATTATCTATCTCTTTATTTAGTCTTGCAATTTCTCGTTCTGTTTCTTTAATCTTATCCAAATCAGATTTACGTTTCTGTTCAGATTCTTCTTCCATAGCTTTCAAATGTTTTTCCTGTAATGTAATCTTTTCTTGAAGAAGTTTAATCTCATAATCCAACTCATTCATTTCTTCTTTCAATGTTAATGATCTATCTTTTAATAGAGTTTTCATTACAGAGAATATACCAATGTCCAATATATCTTCGATAATGATTCTTCTATCATTAGCTGTTAGTTGCATAAATGGAACAAATGAAGCAGAACCTAATACAACAATCTGTGTGAATGATTTAAAATTTAGCTTCAGTACTTTTTCTTCAAGATACTTTTGATAGTCCATAGACTTAGCATCTTGATTAATTAAGATATCGTTATGATAAATCTCAAACAGATTGGGTTTGATACCACGGCGTACTTTCCATTCAGCCGTACCAACAGAAAATTCAATCTCTGTTAAAGTATCTCTCTCATTAACAGAATTGACTAGTTGGCCTTTATTAACTTTTTTGAATGGTTTTCCAAATAAAGAAAAAGTAATAGCATCAATCAAAGTAGATTTACCAGCACCATTTTTACCAACAACCAACATCATTGCTTCTTGGTCTAGTTTTACTTCAATAAATCTATTACCAGTTGCGAGGAAGTTTTTCCATCTAACAGTTTTCAATCGAATCATAATTTACTCATCAGTATTTAATGCCTCATCGTACAAGATTTGTAATAGCCTCTTTACTTTATTTCGTTCCACACGTTTCTCATGGTCTATTGGCATATTATCCACATACTCCTCAAGAAACGTAGCTGTGTTACCAACCTCTACATCTTCACCTTCTTCTAGGTTTGAATACCTGGCAGTATATTCAGACAAGTCCTCCAGTATGATTAAGTCTGTAGGATTTGATTTATACATTCTATCAAGAAAAGATTCAAACTCTGGTATCTTAGTTTTATTTTCTACAATAAGTTTGACTATCTTATCTGTATAGAAGCTAGTATCTAATGACCTAAAATTATTCTCCCAATTCTCATCATCATAATATATCTTTTCAAACAAACGATAATCATTCTTTATAAACTCAATCTCTCTGGTTTCTGTATCAAAGATATGAAATCCTTTTGGGTCATCATAATCATTCCATGTTATTTCATATGGAGCTCCAAGATAATGTATGTTGCCCTGACTTGACCTATGATGGTAATGTCCAGAAGCAACAAACTCATAACGATTAAAGATACTTGGTTTCAATCCAGTACCAGCTACATAGTTTTTGTACATAGCAAACCCCTCAACTTCCAAATGTCCAAAGGCAACTTGTGATTTAGAGTTCTTGATAAACTCCATTGTCTTCTCATAGTTCTCAGAGTTTATCCAAGGAATCAAATCAATATATGTACCGTCTAATGTTATTGTAGTTGGTGATGGATATGTGTTAACATTTTCATAATGTCCATAGAGTAATTCAGAACTATTAACATTATTAGTATTTCTATAATATGTGGAGTGGTTACCTACAATAGAATATAATGTAATACCACATTTATTTAAATTATCAAAATAAAATTTGCGTACCTGATCTAATATAGCAAAGTTGACATACTTTCTACGGTCAAAGGTATCACCTAGGTCTATTACTGTTTTAATATTGTTTGCTAGCAAGTAAGGGAAAAATTGTTTAGTATAGAATTTTTCTATATAATCATTAAACGATTTACTATCACTCTTGCCACCAAAATGTTGGTCGCCTATCAATGCTATCTTCACTTGTATTTTTTCTCCCATTTATAATGACATCTTGTACATTCAAAAACTTGTATTGCTTTTCCATCTGAACCATGTTTTACATCAAAACTACAATCTGTAAATACATAATCTGGTTCATACTCTTTGCACTTTGGACATTCTTGAAACATTAATATGTTATAATCATTTGACACTTACCATCTCCTTTACGATATTAGAAATTATAAACTTTAAATTTTTAAACTCACGCAATCTTCGTAAAGTGTATGGAAGCCAATCTTCACCAAATGGAACATATATCCTAACACAATAACCTTGCTTTAACAAGGAAGAACTTAAATCACGGCGAATCCCGTATAACATCTCTATAAACAAATCATTCTTTTTCACATTATCATGCCCAACAATAAATCTATTTAAATAACTAAGTATATCATTTATCAGTTCTTCATCATGTGTACCAATAGCTGGAATTGGTGCTGAATCATTTTTAAGATATTGATAAGACCTACATCTGTTTGATAACAAACGTAAAGCATTCTTTACAAATATATCATGTATTGTATTTTCTCCAAGAAATTTGTCTTGATATGCTTTTGTAATATGTTCTTTATAAGCACCCTTCACCAATCTAACAGATATTTCTTTATCCATCATAAGAGATAAATCTTTTTCTGTTCTATGTAGATTTGATTGTAGAGCTATTCCAATATTCGGAAATTGTTTTCTTAACTTTATAGCTAAGTCAATCGTACCTTGTGTAACAGATGAATCTTCCATATCCAAACGTACTGTCATGCCATGAAGATATGCTCTATGCACAATATCACTCAATCGTGCATAACACCTATCTTTATTTAATAACAATCCTAATTGTGTTGGTTTAATGGATATATCTAATGGATAGTTAACCGACGCATAATATTCAATTATATCAGCATACTGTTTTAAAGCTTTATTACAATCCACATCAGTCTTACTAATCTCACCTAGATAGTCAATCGTTATATCATAACCATCAGTAATGAGTTTACTGATTACAGGTATGGCTGAATCAAAATCATGTCCAGCAATAAATCTCTTTGCTAAGGGATATAAAAATTTCATTTCATAAATCTCTCAACACCTCTAATCTTATTTTTTTTCTTTTGTGATTTGTATGGTGACTCAGCATACTTCTCATGTGTATGCAGGTATTCTATATATGAAGTAACTTGTTTTTGATCATCTTCACCAGCTGCACTCACTTGTTGTAAAACACCAGACCTTTCCACATACAAATATTTTAAATGCATCTGTTTCTTTTCCTTCTGTATTCTACGAACAAATGCATGATGAATAATCTGTGTAAAATAAGAAAATGGATTTTTAGATTTCTCTGGATTAAAATTGTGGGCATAAAGTAAACAGTTCTCTATACCATCACTCACTAAGTCATCACGAAATGTATAGTTAATGAAGTTAGGTTTCCATGCCAAGTTCTCTGATATCTTGAGAAAACACTCTGCCATATATGATGTACTAGGTGGATCGGGGTCATCTGTTTCTCTTGCATCCAACACCCATTGTTTCCACTTCTTCATTTCTTTAAAAAACATTTCGTTGTCCACATAATGCTTTGGATTAGCCATTATTCGACTCCAGTTGAACCAAGACCACCGCCTCGATTTTTCATTTCAGATTCAGCTGTATGTTCATCTTTACAAATTTCAACCATGTTAGCAATTACAATTGGTTTGATAACCAGTTGTGCTATTCTATCACCCTTCTTTACTTCGTATGGATGATGATTATGATTAATCATTATGATTTTAAGTTCATCACGATAACCAGAATCAATAGTGCCAGGTGTATTTAACACTTGCAATCCAAATCTTGCAGCTAGACCAGAACGTGATCTAACTTGTCCCTCATACCCGTATGGTATAATAATATAAAGACCAGTACCAATTGTTGTCCAACTAAAGGCACGAATCGTTTTATATTCATCAGAACGAATGTCCATACCTGCATCACCAGAATTTTTATACTCTGGTATTGAATTTTCAGTTTTTCTATAAACTTTAACTGGTAAAATCATTTCATTAAACATTATAATCAATTCCTATTGGTGAATGTATTGTTGAACTAACAGAGTATTCTGTTTTAGCTTGTGGAGGTCGTTTAATTGGAAACGTCTGCACACGTTTACATTCTTCACATTCATAATAACTATACCACTTTTGTTCATCATTATGTTCAGTAATTCCATCAGCTATGTGTTTCGATGTCCTCGTCTGACAATTCGGACAATTCCTTTTCGTTTTCATAGTCCTCAAGCTCCCTGATAATTTTACGTTTTACTCTGAATGCTTTCCATTTATGATTTTTTTCTTTCTGTCTTTCTGTTTTGGTTTTTCGATACGTCTTACCCACTTTCCTATCTCCTTTTATACTGTTACTTGTTTAAAATTATAATCAAACTTTTCATCTGCATATATCTTCACACGTTCCCTCCAATGTTTAAGTCCATAATTATCTCGCTTCTTCCAATGTAAATCATCAACTATATCATATAGTACTGCTTGGTTGTTCATATCATCCAACCTCAATATTCTACCAATGGATTGTAAATTTCTAATCTTGGCTTTGTATGGATGAGCAAAAATTAATGATTGAAGATTCTTTATATTTACACCGGTAGATAAGACACCTGATGATGCTATGATAACTGCGTCTTTACATTTCTCTGTGATAGAACGAATGTTTTCACGTTCTTCAACATCAGTCTCACCAGCTATAAAAAATATGTCTCTCCCTTTAGATTTACTCTCCATCATCTTCTTTAATACTTTACCATGTTTCTCTACATAATTAAATAGAATTAACGTATTACCCTTTTGATCTAAAGCCAGATTACATATAAAGTTATTTCGTTTTGTATGTGATACAATAAAATCTATTTCTTCTTTATATGTTGCTTTCTTAACCAACTCCCGTTCAACATCTGGATACTGCATCAACAAACATTGTATCTTCAAATCAGATATATGTTTGTCTTTCATCAACTGTTTAGATGTTACAGCTTTATATACTTTACCAAACAATCCTTCCAGAACAAATTGGTGTGTCTTGGATTCAGTTAATGTTCCAGTAGTTCCAAATCGGTATCTACAACTCACCATCTTTTCAAGTATGCCTTTCAATGATGTTGCACTACATAAATGTGCTTCATCACCAACTACCATACCAAACTGTTTAAAGAATGGAACACCCAGACGATATAAAGATTGCCATGTAGAAATTACAATCTGTTTATCTGTTTTCTTATCTCTACCAGAATATATCATATGACATTGACTCTTGCCATCCCACTTATCATGTGATGAATAATCCAGAAAATCATTATACATCTGTGTCACCAGATTTGTAGTAGGGACAAGTATTAATATTTTGTCATTGTCCAAGAAATTTTGATGCCACCTTATCAGAGAATAAATGACTAAACTCTTTCCAGAAGATGTTGGTGAGAGCAATAGAGCCCTCTCTTTCTTTACGCAGTGCGTAAAGGACTTAATCTGATAATCTCTTGGTATGATCGGCTTATTCTTACAATGAAGATTAAGTGCTTTAAAGAAATCTGCAATATTTTCATCTGATAAACCAGAAGTAGGTGTGATACTAACGACATCACTTTTAACTACATATTGTCGTTGCATAGCAAACTTCATCAAATGGTCATACAGGCCTAGATAAAGCTGTTGCGTTTTTATATTGAATAAACGAATTTTGCCATCCCACATTTTATTTCGGTATTGTGGCATAAACGCAAAACCAGGGACTTGAAAAGCAAAGAATTCGTTAAGCTCTTGTGCTATATGTCGCTCACAGGAAATCATCAGAAATGTTTCATTTAATTTACCAACAGTTATCATAATTTAAAATGCCCCACCCATAAATTTTTGATGTTCAAGAGCATTTTTTATATTGAAGCTTTTGTTTTGCATTACTTTTCCAGCTTCAACAACCAATTTTAATTTCTCTGCTTGTGCTGTAAGTCTGTCTTGCACTTCATTTAATATAGGATCAGAATCAAGATATATATTAACATCAGATTTTAAAACTTTATGGTCAAATGGTTCTTTAACATATACAGCTGGGTCTGCTTTACCCATGTAATACATCCATCTATTATAACGAGCAACATTATATTCTTTCTCAAGAAAGCGTAGCCTTAACGCTTCATCATGAGCTAGCTGCTGGTACTTAACTGCTTGCTCAGGAATCTTTAATGATTCGTTATCTAATTGAGTATGGTCAATTTTTTTATCTGCTTCGATTTGTTCTATTATTTCATCAATTTTCATATGTGTATAATAACATAATGGATAAAGAAATACAAGGAAGAATATTAGACGATCTTTTCAATATCAAACTGTCCTCTAAAATTAAAGGAAGCATCAACCACAATGGGGTCAATCGTTGAGGGAGTAGAATCTAATTGTACTGAACTTAAAGCTGTAGGGAAAACATCTGTAAATGTAATCTTATAATTTGGATTGGACTTATTTGTATGTAACATAATATTAATATCTGAATATAAACTTTCAGTCTTTTCTGGAAATTCTTCAGCTGTTTTTAATGCAGCGAACTGTGTATGATCTCTCGGAAATCCTATAGCAGTTAACCAGTTATATATTTCTATATAATTCTGCATATCTTCATCCACAATAAAACTTATACCTAATGACTCAAACGATAATGTGTCACCTTCAAGAGGTGTATTCATAAATGGATTTGCTTGGTATGTTTCACCAAGCGTAACAGAAGGTACATTAATACGTTGACAAAAATAAGTTGTAGCAGGAAGACGAGAAAAATTAATTTCAAATCCAACTACATTAAGTTGATTTAAATTATCTGGTTGTGTTTCTGAAAGGTTACTCATTTATATTTCTCTGTAAGTATTTCCACGGTTTCGATATCTTCATCTGTGATATCTTCTATATTTATATCTTCTGACATGGCTAGTTTTCTCTTATACCATATCATTGCTTCTTGAATTTTTTCCTTTTCCATGTTATTTCTCCAGTTTGAGGAGGTGTAGATGATAAAAGTTAATCGTGAGATAATACTAATATCATCTACACCATATATTCAAAAACAAGATATATATCTTGTATAAGTATTTATAACACTTTTACAATGGAACTTTTCACGAAGGAGTATATAATGAAACTCAACAAAACAGTCATAGGATTCTTCATTTTTCTGCATCTTGGTGCTTTATCAGCTCTGCATCCTGCTACATTTGAATGGTGTGCTGTGTCATTAATGTTAATAATGTATTGGTTAACAGCCTCTATTGGAATATGTTTTGGATATCATAGATATTTAACACATAAGGGAATGTCTATGCCGAAATGGCTAGATTATCTTATTGTATTCTTTGGTACATTAGCATGTCAAAATGGCCCGATCAACTGGGTAGCTCATCACAGGATGCATCACCGATTTTCAGATAAAGATGATGACCCACACAATGCCAGTCGTGGGTTTTGGTGGTCACACATCGGATGGATGCTTTACTATAAAGATAAAACAGATAGCCCCGAATCAATAAAATCATATACTAAAGATATCAATGGCGACAAATTTTATCAATTCTTAGATAAATATTTTATCCATATTCAAATAGCTTTAG